CAATTCTTTTTCTGCTCATCTTCGCTTTTGGTGCGCTTGGGCTCGCTGTCGGTTTCGGTTTGATTGCATTGCCTTGGTTAGTTTCTGGCATTATTGCCGCGCCTGTTCTGTTTCTTTATATGTTGATGATGGGGTCGGTGCTTTGGCTTGCTGAAATCAACTTTTTCCTTGGTGTTGCAGCACTTGCAGTGTATTGCTATTGGATTCACATTATTCGCAAGCACATCAAATTAAAATCACAATCTAAAGACTTAATTGCTCAATAATTAAGTTTTCAATTAACTCCACGTCACTTTCCGAAAAGCCCAGTAATTCACGCTGGGCATATTGCACTTTGAAATCTTTATTTTTAGATGGGCTAGCGCTTAAACCGTATTGATGCACTGCAGCAATGGTGGCACTTGAGCCATTAAAACCTACTGAAACTTCGTTACCATTTGACCGCACTTTTAAATGACGGGCTGTGCGGAGTTTAGCGAACATGGCTTTGCGTTTGATTCGTCCTTTCTTTTTTCCAAATTCTTTACGTGGTTTTCTAGGTTCAAAGGCTGAACCATCTGGATTTTGTTGGCGTGCAATTCGGTTCGATTGGCTTTTTTGTAAGGCTTGCCCGATTTTTCGCCCAAGCTGTCTGCGTGCCTGTGGAGAAAGATTGGCAATAAGTGCGGTCAATTTTGCCTGAACTTCTTCGACTGTTGCCATTAGACGATATCACCCTCAAAAATTAATGAATCCCAGTTTTCCAAATAGACTTTTACTCGAGTTGGTTCATTCCATACTGGTTCTTTTGCGTAATGGATCTGCACGTTATTCCCGTCTTTTTTCGACACAACACGTTCAGTGAGTTGGATTTCGAAACTAATATCTGAGGTGTTGTTATTGTTGTAATCCACCTGGAATTTAAATGCGTTCTCTCGAATTTGTGGATTTTCTAATATTTCAGGTTGATTTGTGCGGAGATAAGCCATCATTGGCACAATCAAGGTGGCAATATCGCCTGCATAATCAGTTACCACGACATTGAGTGTGTAACGATATTCAAAACTAAATGATGCTGCACCCGTTGCGACGATTTGCCCACCGTCCACATAAAGTTGTAGATGGTCGGGATTTTTTACAAAATCGGGATGGCTTTGTTCAAGGATTTTGCGCAGTTGGTTGGGCTTTTTCATTTTGCGTATCTCTGCAAATTAATGGACGGTTATCTTTATCCCCTGCCACAGTCAAATGTCCATTGTCTGTCATCAAATAACCGACTTGATGAATGCAAACTTCTGTAATTCTTCCATCAGGATAATTTGAATATCTGCCAAATGCGCTATCTCTAAATGGCACTGTGTAAGTGTTAGCTAAACAAGGTAACGAAGCCACAATGGCTAAATAAAGAATTGTTCTTCTCATTTTCTGAAATTCCGTTGTTGCATTTCAAATCTTTGTTGGCAAGTCACGCAACGTGTTACGCCTTGAATCATTTGTCTGCGCTTTTCTGGGATGGGGGCATCGCAATCTTCACAATAAAGGCGACTTACCGCCTGGAAAGTGCGGTGTTTTTTAAGGGCGATTTCGCGTTGCATTTTTTCAAGCTGTTGTGCTCGGTCGAATTGATCTGTCATGGCTGTTCCTTTTTGTTAAATTCATCCATGCATTTTTTTAAACTTGAGTTCTCGATAATGCACAAATCAAGGTGGTGCTGTGTTTGTAAATAGGCTTCGGCTAATTCGCCATTGGTGCGAATTTGTGGCGAATACGCGCTGCACTCCGTGGTTTGCGGGCAAAGAATCGGTGATTTAATGACTTCCTGCTGAGTTGAGCACGCGTTTAACATCATCAGGCAAAGGGCGGTCAGCCCAATCTTGGTTTGATTTAAGTACATTTTTTAAATCCTGTGTTTGTTGATTTTGGTTTGCNTTTGCCATTTCAGTTTTAGCTGTTCTTCTTTGAGCATTTCTTTTCGCCAATAATTAGCCTCAAATCCCAGGAAAATAATGAGGAGTACAAGCACTATTGGTCCGATAAGTAAAATGCCTCGTTCTTTTGCGGTTAAGAAATTAAACATAGGTTTTTCTCCTTTTGACGGCGTTCAATTAATCCTTTTAGCGGTTTTCCTGCTGCGTAAATCCAACGTTCAAACTGATTGCACATGGCTTTTCTGTAGCCTTGGCGTGCCATTTTAAAAAGTGAGCTATTTTTTAATTTGCCACATCCTACGTTAAAGGTGATGGACACTAAGGCATCAAATGCACCTTGTGGCATGGTTTGTCCGTTGGCGTATTGATTAACGCATTTTTCTGATTGTTTAATGCCTTTTACGTATAACTCGGCAATTTCTTGTAAGGTGTAAATTTTATTGCGGTCAATTTTTTCAACGGCATCGGTTATGCCTATGCCGACTGTTAAAACATCGGCAGGGCATTGATAGGGCTTTTTCATGCAACCTTCTGCATTGCCAATCAGTAACAAGCCTTTTTCGGATGTTCGAATTTCATTCCCATGAGTGGCAATCACCAGTCCAACAACAGCGGATATGGCGCAGATGTATTTGGCGGAACGTTTAATCATGATGATGGATCCGTTGTTCGAGTTCTTTTTCTTTTAATTCAAAATCTTTTTTCTTGTAATACCAATTCACAAGAAAGGTGGCGACACCAATCACAATACCTGTAACCGATGCGACATCAGCCCAATTTACATTTGAGAACATATCGGCAATGCGTCCAATCAAAAAGGCGAATATTCCTGATATGTAAGATGCTTTTGATGGTGTGTCGTGCATATCAGCTCCAAAGTTGAATTGTGTCATTTGCTACACTGATTTTTTCTGTATCGGCATCTGGCAATATGACAGGGGTACCAATGGGAATAATGGGCTTATCCATTAAATGTGGATTGAGTTCGCAGGTTATTTCGAGCAAGCCTTCACTTCGTCCAAAATGGCGATAAAGGATGGCATCTAAATTGTCATTTTGTTGTGCGTAAACTTGCATTAGATTAACTCCGCATCGACGCGTTTTCTGCCCAATATGTCACTAATTGCAAAGCGAGCATCACGGCGTAATTCATCAATGCTGTCTTTGAGTTGTGCCATTTTCTTTTCGCCATCATTGGTGCTGTCGTAGCTTGCATAGCGTTCATAAAGGTTTGCTAGTGCCAAGCAACTTACCGCACGTTTATAACGATAAATCAGCACGCTTTCGCCATTGATGTAGGGGGCTGTGATCTGTTCTAAACCGTCGTGTTTACTTTGTGTTTTAAACGTAGAGAGTTCTGCATTGACGCTTGCCATGCCCTCAATCAAGGCATCTTGTAAACGTTGTGTGGTAATGGTGCCGTCTGCACGGTATTGATTACGAAATTGGGAAAGTGACATGTCGGGGAAGAAACCATCATTACTGATAATGTCATCTAAGGTATCGTAATCATTTAACTGTTGCTGTACTTCGCCCATTTCATAATCGGAGGCAAGTTTGACTGATATTGCGCCGTCGCTCATTGATTTACCCTTATAAAAAAAGTCGGGTGAGGATTAAATTAAGCACGGCCAATAAATCCGTCAGAATTTGACCGCACTTTTAATCCGCCCGACGGCTGCGTGGTTTGCTCTTTACCAAAACCGATTATTCATCGGCTTTGTTTAATTGCTTACGTAATTTTTTAATATCGCCTTTCACGCCAATTTTTTGATCTAAACCCAAAGCACGTTCTAAATATGCCAGTGCTTGTTCAGGGTTCTTTTCAACCAATAACAAGCCCAATTCACGCAATAATCGCGCACGGCTTTCATCTGGCATATCGCAATCAGCGGTGATGCGTTGAACTTGCGCTAAGTAAGCCACTTCGAACGGTTTATTGGCGGCTTGTGCAGCTTTGGCTTGGTCGGCAAATTCTTCTGCCAACAAGGTGCCAAGTGTTCGGGTAAATGGCTCTGGCAAGCGTAAATCATGAAATACGGCATAATCGGCAATTTGTAAGGCGAGATGATATTCGCCACAGTCAATCGCCCACACGCACCATGTCATTAAGACATT